AAATATTTCTGAAAGATGGGCTTATGATATTGACAAGAACCCAATTGACGTTGGTGAAATTTGGGATGTTGATACCATTAATCAAAGTATTGAAATGATTCTTGGAACGGCTCCAGGAGAAAGAGTTTTTAATAATACTTTTGGACTTGGTCTTCAGTATAGAATTTTTAATATTGCTTCTCCAGAAGAAGCTGAAGATATGTTAAACGAAGTAGCCGCCGCAATTAAAAAATGGGAAGATAGAATTACATTGGTTGAAAGTCAAATGAGGATTATAGCCGATGTAGATAGACATTTTATAGTAATGATTATTCCATATATTATTAATAGAACTGGAATTAAAAGTACTTTTAAAAAGAAATTGGTAAGTAACACATAAGGGGATTTAGATGAAAAACTTCTTGAAGTATACTGGACTTACATATGATGAAATTGTACGTCAAGTCACAGATAAACTTAACTCAGATGAAAGATTTGCTAATTTTAGAGAATCTGCTATTGCACAGACTCTTGTAGAAATCTTTGCAGGCGCTGTAGATATTGTCAACTATAATCTTGAAAGAAGAGCAGAAGAATCCTTTTTTGATACCGCTCGTTTGAGAAGTTCTGTTATGTTGCTTGCCCGTTCTCTTGGATATGTTATTCAAAGACCAGTTCCAGCAGAAGCTACTATTAAACTCAAAATTAAAGGTCAACTTACTCTTAACGCAAATGCAACAGTTCAAATTCCAATTCATTCAGTTTTTTCATATAATGGACTTAAATTTGTTTTAAAAAAGACTTTAACACTTAATGCTTCTGATTTTAGTGGCATTGTTATTAATGAAGGTGCAGAAACAGATTTTATTTCTTCAGATTTTAATGGAGACTCAATTGAATTAGCTCAAGGAGAAATAAAAGAAAAGTTTATAGATGGATTGACAAATCCACAAATTGGTTCAACTTTTCAAATTTATAGAATAGAAGATAAGGAATTTAGTAATAGATATGGAGATGAAGACTTTGATACTCCAATTACTAAAGTATGGGTTGGTAACTTAAAGAGTGATGCAACAGAATATGACATCAATAGAAGGTCTTTGATTGATTGGAATGTTATTGAAGCTGCTCAATCTAATGAAGTACAGAATGTTTGTGTTATTAGAACAGCTATTACAGAAGGTGTTGAAGTTCTTTTTGGTGATGGTCGTTTCGCTCAATTAGGAGCAAGTACTTCTGGACAGGCTCCAGCAACATCTAATGATAATGTATATGTTCAATATTTTGCAACTAAAGGTTCAGAAGCAAATCAAGTTGGTGTTAAAGATAAGAAGATTCAATTCGCGGGAAAAGTCTTTGATAGTAATGGAAATGATATTACAAGTAAAGTAGAATTTTATTTTGCTTCAAATATTACTGGTGGTGCTGATATAGAAGATATTGATTCTATTCGTATCAATGCACCTAATATTTATTATACTCTTGATAGACTTGTTGCAAAGAGAGACTATGTAAACTATTTAAAGTCTTTAACAAGTCCAATTGATGTTAAGAATGCAATTGCATGGGGAGAGCAAGAAGAATTGAATAAAAGAGGAATGGAAGCAATGTTAAGAATGTTTAATGTTGTTTTCTTTAGTTTGGTCGGACCTCTTTATCAAACTTCTAATTCACCATATTATGTAAAGACAAAAGCTAACGGACTTGATACAGCAGTTCTTGATTACGGTTATGATGATGATGAACTTAATCAAAGAAACTATTTTAATGTTTTTACAAAAGGATTTAGTTTAGATTCAAGCAGTCTTGTAGAACAACTTAAAGAATATCAAACAACCACTTTTGTTTGGAAAATAAAGGGAAATGAAGTAGAAACATCAGCGGATGCAGTTTATTATGTTGAAGAGTATGGAGAAAGTATGCCGTTGACAATTAAATATACTACAAGCATTGTTGCAAATAATCCTTCGCTTAGTGCTTCAATAGATGTTCTAGTTGATGTAAGATCATTAGATGGATTAAATTATTCAGATGCAATGAATGAATTAGCAAGTGTAGTAACTAATAAATTATTAAGTATCACCGATCAAAGAGGAGTTAATGTTGTTCAGAATGCTAATTATAATCAAGTTGCGTTTACAGGAATTTCAATTTCTTTTAGTGCAGATACTGGAAGTAAAGATAAGTTTGTAATAACACATGGATTGGATACACCAGCATATATTTATTCTATTGAAGGACTTGGTGCAACAGATATGGGTATTTCTTCTGCGGCTCCTTTTGAAGTAACTACAGATAGACAACTTAGTAAAAAAGTAATTGATGTTGTTGAAGACCTTGATAAAAGAAGTCAAGTTACAATTAGAAATATCTATATAAGTCCAATAATACAATCAATACAATTAGTCGGAAAAGTTTATTTAAAAGATTTATATGATAAACAGACTGAAAAAACTAATATTGAAGACGCAATTTATAAGTGGTTTAATGATAATGCAGACTTCAATAATGAAATTTATATTTCTAATGTTATTGAATTGATTGAGCAATTTCCATCAGTTTTTTATGCTGATGTTAGATTTGTTCCAGAAGTTCCAGTAAATCCAGCTGGTGGGAAATTTTTTAATGGATCAAATCATCCTTCAATTGAAAAGGCTTTTACTGATGCATCAGAAAAAGAAATTGTATATTCAAATATTTTAGCGGCTATTAATAATTATATATTAGGTGTAAATCAAACTGATACAAGTGGAAATACTGAAAAAGATTTATCATACAATTCAACGAATGTTCAAATATATGATTATCAATGGAATAATTCTATAACAGAAAGAACATTTTTAGAAGTATTTGCTAAAGGACTTTATAATACTTTTAATGGTTTGGGTGAAAATTATAGAATTTTTGCAAACTCTGATGATTTTATAAATCTTTTAAGTGATATTCGTAAAGATTATCTTAAAATAATCAGGTTTAATTTAATAGATACTAATGGAAATATTGCTGAAGATGAACAGTTAATTCTATCTGGAAGTGATGTAGGTAAACCAATTAAGGGCGGATATTCACTTGGTTGTGAAATTGTTAAAATTAATGTCAATGTATCCTATGAATACAAGAGGTAATTCTGAATGGCAAATAAGTACGTTATAATAAGTAATAGTTATTCTACTAATGGAACAGGAGCTACCTTCCAGCCTTTTACTTGGAATCAATTTTTATCTGATTTAAGTGGTGGTGGTTTAGAAGGATTGGTTGAAAGCGTTGACTATTATCTTTCTGGTACAAGAACTTTATCAGCAGATATTACAATTAATGTTTCAGCTATTGGAACTATAAATTATAAATCTTGGAATGAAAATAGTCCTGCTATAATTCAATCAACAAAGGATATTTACTTTGAACAATATTGTCCAACTTTTGGTTTATATGATTTGTTGATACAAGCTGCAATGACTGGTACTTCTAATAACTTATTTGATGATGGTACTAGAAGTCCAGCGCAAAATTATGGAAATGTTATTATTGATAACTGTTATTTGAAATTAGGAACTTATGCTCGTTTTGCTAACATCTTATCTTTTAAAGTAAGAAATTCAATTATTATAGCAACTAATCTTCAAGGCTCTTGTTCAACTTTAGTTCCTTCTTCAATGAGTGCTGAATTTATCAATACTATTTTTGATATATCCGATTTCAATGCAACAACAGCGAATAATGTTGAAACATTAACAGTTGACAATTGTGCTTTTACTAGTGCATTGACAGCTTTTTCACAAGATACTTCTGATTGGACAAATATTCACGAGTCTTGGACAAGACCTTCTGTTTTTTCAAGCGCAGTAAGTGCTATTAATATTGTTAATAATTTAAAATATATAGATAGTCCATTTTCATTAATATCAGCAACAGGTGATACTTCTTATACAAATACTTGGTTAGGTGGAACAAGAGATGGAATTGGTGCTCTTTATTTTCCAGAAATGAGTGGATTTGCTGTTTCGGCAAGCTCAGCTTCTTCACCATTAGATTATGCTTTATCTTTTGTTATAAGTGGTAATGATCCATTTACAGTTTTTAGTGCTTCTTCTGCAACATATAGTTGGGATGATGGAACAAATAACTCAGCAGTGAATAATAACTCAGTTATTTCACATAGTTTTTCTGAAAATGGTTCATATCAAGTTGCAGCCACAATACTTTCATATAATGATTGGTATACTGTTACAGCAACATCTTGGACTGTTTTAGTAGGTAATTTTAATGTAACTATTGTCATTTATGATTCTAGAGGAAATGTTGTAACAAATTTATCAGCTAAACCATTAAATAATTTGACTTTTTCTGCGAGTGTAAATGGATTGGATGCTGGTTCTTATTTGTGGGATTTTGGAGATGGATATTCAGGTACGACAAATCCTTCATATCAATCTTATACTATTGAGGGTTTAAAAAATATTGGATTATCAGCATATGCTGCTGATGATACAACAGTTTCGGCTATAGATACGTCAACTATTACTATTTCGGCTATTTCCGCAGAATATTTTGTTAATATTACATCAGCTT